GTGGGCCTCCACTTGACCTTTTACCCAACGTCGACGGGATTCGAAGTAGCGCGATCGAAAATGCAATTCCTTGCGGTCGATCCAGTGGTTCGAATCCTGAAGATTAGAAAAAAAATCACCCGCATCTGATGAGCCGGAAGGAGTCGCGCCCCTCTGTGATCCAAGTGGAGGCCCACGAAGCGGAGTCGATTTGGGTTCTCCAGTGCCACGACGCCTATGCAGAACGCTGCGCCTGCACGACGCCACTGTGGCGCGAGGCCGTTGCCTGACGGGAGCGGACTTGCGCCTTAACGCACGGGAAATCGCATCAGGCCCGAAAGGGAGCAGTGAAAACCTGTCGCAGCGCGCGGGCGTTGTAGACCACGCGGCGGAGTAGGCGGACGTGGGCTCACGCTTGGGAGCCCTCTTCGGCGCAACGTAAAGCCGTTGAATCTGAGCGATTGGCTGTTGAACAGGCGAAGCAAGCACGTGATGCCTACGCGCAAAGACTAAACCTGATCGAGCAATTCCTGACCCAGCAAAACCAGGGCGAGAACCTTGAGGCGCTCAAGGAATCAGACCCTATTGGCTACGCAGTCAAGTTCGCAGAGAAGACGGAACGCGAACAACAACTGGCAAGAGTAAAAGCAGAACGTGAGCGACTGCTACAACAGCAATACCGCGAACAACAAGCCCAACTTGCACAGCGTGTTGAATCCGAGCGTCAGCGAGTGACTGAGATCATTCCTGATTACGCGCACCCAGAAAAAGGGAACGTAATCAAGAAGCAGATGCGTGACTATGCAACAAGTCTAGGCTTTTCTGAAAATGAACTGTCTCAGGCTTATGATTCCCGCATGATCCAAGCTCTTTGGGAGGCTTCGCAATATCGCAAGCTACAAGCCCAAAAGCCTGACGTAACCAAGAAAGTCCAAGAAGCGCCAAGGATGCTTAAACCAGGCGTCGCAGCAACTCAAAAGGCTGCGGGTGACGAGCAGACGAAAAAAGCTCATGCACAGCTAAGGAAGTCAGGAAAAGTCTCCGACGCTGCTGCTCTGTTTGAACGTCTACTTTAAGGAATCAAAATGCCTCAGTTTCGTACCTATGCCGCAGTTGGTATGCGGGAAGACCTGTCGGATGTGATCTATAACATCTCTCCGACTGACACGCCTTTTATGTCCTCGATTGGAAAGACCAAAGCTACGGCGGTCTACCATGAGTGGCAAACCGATTCGTTGGCTGCTGCTGCCGCTAACGCTGCTGTTGAAGGCGCTGATGCTACGGAAGCAACGCTGACCGCAACGACCCGTGTTGGCAACCGCACCCAGATCAGCCAGAAGACCGTTGGTATTACTGGCACCCTGGAAGCTGTTGACAAAGCAGGCCGTAAGTCTGAAAAGGCTTATCAGTTGGCTAAAGCCTCCAGCGAAATCAAGCGCGATATGGAGTTCACGTTGCTGAACAATACCGTTCAGTCAAACGGTACTGCTGGCTCTACGGCTCGCGTTTTGGGTGGTTTGCAAACTTGGTTGGCAAGCAACACCAGCAACGGCACTGGTGGCTCTGCTGGTGCAAGTGGCACGACTGCTCGCACTAACGGCACTGACCGTACTTTCACCGAAGCTCTGTTGCAGAGCGTTGTGAAGTCTGTCTTTACCTCTGGTGGCTCTCCCAAGGTGCTGATGGTCACTCCGTCCCACAAGCAAACCGTGTCGGCTTTTGCTGGCATCGCTGCACAGCGTTACATGGCTCCTGCTGATGCTCCTACGACCATCATTGGTGCTGCTGACGTTTATCTCAGCGATTTCGGTTCGATGAGCGTTGTTCCTAACCGCTTTATGCTGTCGGGCAATACTGCATCTGATGTGGCCTTTGTGCTTGATCCTGAGTACGCTGCTGTTGCTTACCTGCGTCCGTTCTTCACGAACGACCTGGCTGTTACCGGTGACTCTGCCAAGACTCAACTTCTGGTTGAGTACACCTTGGAAGTCAAGACCGAAGCCGCTCATGGGATCGTGGCAGACCTTTCGTAATCTGTCTTAACAACAGTACAAGGGATCAGGGGAAACTCTGGTCCCTTTTTCACATGAACATCAACGAAATAGCAAAGCAAAACAATTTCCGTTCACGTAAAGCTCATGCTACGGATAACGGTGAAGTTGTCATCGAGACTGTCCAAGATGTCTCTGGAATCGTTGAAAGCAATAAACGAGAGTTCAACTCGTATGATGAAAGAACTAGGTGGTCAAATCATCTGTTTGGGAATAAAATCGCAAGTATTCCGCTAACGGTGATCGACCAGTTGAACAAGGATGGAATCATGCGCGGATTCCACATCCTTGACCAAAAACGTTTCAAGGCGTGGTTGAACGAACGAGACAATCAAGCCTTTAGAACCCGTCCTGGGAGGATTTAATGCCTTTCACCAGTTTCAGCGATCTCAAGACATCCGTTGCCAACTACCTGGCTCGGACTGACTTGACGGATCAAATTCCAGACTTTATTACGCTTGCAGAGAACCGTCTTCGCAGGGAACTTCGCATCCGTCAGATGCTGAAGATTGCCACTGCATCGACCACTGCAAACGAC